GGCGCCGGATAGTTCGCCGGCTTCTATTTCGGCGGCAAAGTTGGCTAGATAGCCATATTGCCCATTGATAGCATCCCCCAGCAGCGCCCAATCCTCCGTCCCCATCTGCGCCAGCCCACCCCGACCCAACAAGTACTGCTGAATATGGCTATCCTTGATTTCTACCTGCATCCGCTCAAGCCAAATCGCCAGCGTGATGTCGCCGGCGGCCAGTTCTTCAGACCAGCGCCGCGCCAGTAGGGAATCGTCTAGGATCAGCGCCGTGACAATCTCAAGCGTTGCGTCACGGTCAACGATTTCATCTTCGTTGCTATATTCCAAAGTATCTGGGTCATATTGATAGGTTGGCATAGGGATTTAACCGGGCAAATTCAGACTGCACGTTGATTTACCTTCCGAAAATCACGGTCATAAATCTCCTTAGCCGCCCGCCAGCGAGCAACATTAGCCTGTGACGGCTGAATATGCAGCATAGCCTTGAGTTTCTCAAGCCGGCCTTGCTGCAACCGTAGGCCTCTGTTTCGATATGCGTCGGTGTGTAAAGCTGGCAATCAGGGCAGGTAAAACCCCATTGCGTATAACCAGGTTTATCTTCAACCGGCTGCGAAGATACGCGGTCGTTGATTAGTTCGTATTCAGTTTTGCACTGCGTACAAACGATAATCACGCCACGGCCTCCAGCATCCCGCTATATTTCCCGTCCGCTCGCTGGTTAAATGCCCCAACCGCCCGACTCACATCCTTGTCGGTAATGGTCACATCGTCTTCGCTATACAGCGTTTCGCGCTGGTTAGTGCGCCCGGTCGAACTATGCGCCTGGCGCGATGGTCGCCGGGTGACCTCGCCCACATCCGGCGCTACCCATACGCTACGCCGCATGGCCTCAGCGCCGGATTCCCACAGCACCACCTCCTTGCCGGATGAATACCATTTGACGATGGGCTGCTTGGGATACTCGGCTATCGCCCGCCGCACGCGGTCAAATTGCATGGCCCCCTCGCGCAAATAGCGAAGCTTACCCTTCGATGAACTCAGGGCGCCACCACGCTCCACGCCGGTCGCGTCCACGCTGGCGCTTTCCTCAACCTCTGTCCAGTCGGAAGGAATCATGCCCTTTTGCGCCAGGAAACTAATCGCCTGCTGTTGGGTGAGCACCCCAGACCCATTTTGATAAAGGGTATGCACCACATTCGCCCAAGATTGAGCAATCGACGCGTCTAATAATTCTCCCTCAGCATCGCGTTGTTCAAACTCAAAGAGCAACGTTTCGGGTAGCTCACGCTGAAGGTTGTCCTGGAAAGACAAGATAAACTCTGCGCCACCCTTGCCGGTCGCCTTGCGGTGTTGTATCTCCGTCTCACGGCCCCGCCCCAACGCGCCAGAAGCCACCGGCCAGAACTCGATGGGATCGTAGCCGAAGGAAAGGGCATAGGCGTACATCAACAGATTCGTGGTCGTCTCGATGTTGAAGTTATCGGGCAGACTAGAAAGGGCGATTAGCTTAGCATCGGGCGGATCGCTGCCCATCTGCGCCAAAACTTCCACCATGCCATAGTAATCTAACTCCTTTTCGGTCAGATTGGCGTCACGCACCGTCATGGCATCCATCCATTGCTGCTGTGTAATGTTGTTCAGCAGCAACAAGCCACGCGGGGCGCGTTGCCCTAGCTTCTCCTGGTCATGCTGGTAGACCGCCAGCATCAATTTGGCAAGTTCGGCAGCGCGTGAGATGGCGCAGTAGCCCATGCCGCCCATGTTCTGATCGGTAGAAGGCATGGACACACACCGAAAGAACGCGCGGGCTGGCCACTCTTGCACCCTGCCCCATGTGCCAGGAATATAGGCCAATGGCTTGTCAGGCTTGCCAGTTAGATAACATGCGGTCGGGTCTACATTGTAGAGGTCAATCAATGGCCCGGGATCGCCATCGGTAGCAACTTCAGTAACACTCCCCAAGTCGCTTGTGTAGTAAGCAGTGGCCGCCCCGGCGATAAAATGCCGCCAGCCCATGCCATTCTCGGCGCGACGTAGGATTTCCTCATACCGTCGCACCTGGTTGCGCCCGCCAGTCAATGTCCAGCCACGGTTTTTGTCAATGGATACGACGGTGTTGAGCACACCGGCCAGGTGCGGCTCCTTTGGCCAGAATGCACGAAGAGCAGTGTCACGGCGCCGGTTGTCAATGGAGAGGTCTGGAAGATTGAGGCTAGTATCTAGCGCCCAGCGATACACGGAGGAAAAGAAAGACATAGCATCAGTGAAGCGTGGCTGACGTGAGGTCGCCTTATCACGAGCTCGCTGAACCGTGTCATCCAAATTTTCAATTACCGCTTTTAGATTGTCGCCCATGACTCTTCCTCCACAAACTCGGCATTGACCACGCTTAGGCTATACGCCCACAGGTACACTTATGCACTACCTCTTGTCCAGCCAGAGGGCGAATGCACCGCGGACCAGGCCAGCGCCAGGCTCATCACACAATCGTCGTGCATCCCTTCCGGCGCATTATAGCGCAACATCCCACTGGGCAATCGCTCCATCTCATACGCCTGCAATTCGTTGATCAATGTCGGGTCATTCAGAATATGCACCTCGCGCCGCTCAAAGGCCAGGCTCAATTCGTCCATAATGGCCATTTTGCTCGCGTTGGTCGTTTGAAAGGCCACCACCGGCAACCCCAGCCGCACCAACACTTCGATCAGCGGCTCACCGATGCTGTTGCGCTCCACCACCAACGCGTTCGGGCGAAAGCGTTCACACAGCGCCTGCAGCCGGGCTATCTGCACCGTATAGTCGATCTGGTTGAAGCGCTCCAACACCACCAGCGCTCGCTCAGCGACATCCATCACACTAAAGACGGTAAAATCGTTGAGCTTGCCCCAGTCCACCCCTATGACATATCGATGGCCCGGCTGGCCATCTGTCCGTTCCACCGCGTTGGCGCACTCCATCACGTGGCGAAAGACCCCGCCCGCATCCTCCAGGAATTCGGCCAGGATCTCCTGGCGAAAGACCCGCTCCGGTAAGCTTTGCCGCAGCGTCTCTATCTCGCCGGCATCGATATACGGATTGGCAGTCGTGGGCATCTGCCACGATTGCCAATTTGGGTTTAACGGGTCTTGTCCCAACGTCCACAACTGATAAAAGCCGTCGCGCCCCTTGGGTGTGGAAAGAAACCAGGCGTCACCCGCATAATCCACCAGCGTCGATCGGATCACAAAATTCCACGCATCCAGCAGCCCGCGCACAATCGCCGCTTCGTCGATGATCACCCGCTTGTACTTGCGCCCGCGCGCCGCATCCTGATTTTCTAGGCTCCAGAATTCTATTACCCCCCCGCCCAGAAATTCCAACCGGTGATCCTGCACACTCTTATGTATCGTCACCGGATGGGTAATTCGCTCCACAGACCGCCACACCTCAATCAACATCTTGTACGTAGGTGAAAACCACGCCACCGGATAGCCAAGCACATCCGGGGCAATCGCGCGGTCAATCCCAAAGGTGGTTTTGCCCCAACGCCGTCCGCAATCGACCACATTAAAGCGCCTGGCGTGGCGGGCAACCTCGATCTGGCCCGCATGGCGCTTAGGCAGAGTCAAGCGAATCGTCTGGTTCGGCATAAACAATCTCAATCGTGGTCTTGGTCTCGATGGGACCGTCATCTGCACCCACAGACTGCTGTCTGCTCTTGGGCACATAATCACCCAAAAGTTCCAGCGCCAACTTTCTATCCGGGTGGTTTTGGGGATTGGGAGCGATGGCGCTCTTGACCAACGCCTCATAAATATCACGGCGATGACGCAGCAACGGCGCCGCCTGCAGGTAGGCGATCTCATGATCGAGCTGCGGATACCGCTGGCGCCAGGTGGCAAACATACGGTCTGAAGCCAACCCCAACACCTCTTTAGCTAACGCATCTTGTGTGGCCGGTTGGCGGTTTTGCAAAGGGCTGGCGCCCCAGGCAATCAAGATGGCCTTGCGCCAGTCCCATCCCCGCTGCCGCGCCCAAAGATAATCTTGCCACCATGCGAATTTGCTCAACTCCTCGTGAATCACCTCGTATGCACGTCGGCTCTGTGTCTGGCCCGGTGTTTTTTCGTCTGCCGGAAAGAGTGTCTCTTCGCTCATAACTGCCCCAAAAGGGTAATTTGGGTACTAACCCCCTCCGGGTAAGTTCGTCGCTGGGCGTATGCCCAGCGGCAGATGGGTGATTCGTCCCGTATGTCTACACGAAGGGATGTGACCAATTACTGTTTTCATGTTTCATGCGTGTCCCAAGAATCAAAAAAACGTGGCCGCCGATGGCGGCTTGAGAAAACGCGGAGATCATTCTGTCGGCTGCCTCAGCCAAATTATTGCCCCGTGCCCACAAATAGACCGTCCGTTCGTGGCGTCGCCACGCATCGACCATCCAGCCAGCCGCGCACATGCGACCAGGTGCCGATCTGGGTGCGCTCAATGGGCTGGCCGCAGTGGGCGCATACCATCCCATCCGAGTTGAGTCCTATCAGCGCGCTATGTTCGTCCCCGGCATGGCGCAATCCGCTCTCGACCGAACACGCGTTGGTCGTCCCCATGCGCACCCCCATCTAATGGGCGCCCTTACATCAATCCCATCCGTCTAGCCCCGATTCGACATAACCGCCTCCAAAACTACCAAACTCGCAATCAAACTAATCCCCACCAGGCAAAATACGATCATATTCCACCTACCACCCCATCAACCAGCCGGGTCGAGTCCATTCCACCAATTCATTATCGAGCGCCTCCTCTGCTGGCTGGAATGACGGCGTGCTGAACCTCTCGTCGAACCGTGGCACACCCGAATTCGTACGCGTTGCGCACCACGGCGAGGGCAATAAACTTCGCACGGCCATCTACCTGTTGGGTAAGGTTGCCGACAATTATGGTGCGGTAAAGCTCCTTCAACAGGCGCTCGTGATCCCACTGCTCTCTGCACGCAACATCGGCCGTGGCGGTTATTGCTGGCGAGTGCCATCGTTGATCTCACCGGCCAGCCGATAACCCAGCCTTTAGCCAATGTAAACGCGCGGTTGATCCGCAGATCGGACATGGCATTGGCCATACCGAGCCGCAGGCCGGCGCGCGCCGCGTATTGCAGAGGTGAAACGAAAAGCGCCAATGTTTGCTGCACCACCAAATCAAAGAGGCGCGCCCACTCGCATTCGATTGAACACGCTGTCGGCGGCGCCAGCGTTGCGGGTCGACGCCACCAAGCAGCTTTTATGTTGGGCTGTTGGGCTGGCGGTGCGCACAGCTCCTTCACAAAGTTTTGACCCTGCGACCGCAAGGCCAACGCCAATGCCCGCTGCAGCTTGCGCTCCACCGCGTGGCGCGCCTTCTGACGTTTTAGCCCTTCATCCACAGTTGGATCAATAGTGCGCATAAGATGGTCGCTATCATACAATAGACCAGAATGAGGCAAATCTCTTTATCCCTCTTGTCCATGTGCGCCTCACTTACATTGTCCAGTAGAACAAAAGAGCGCCACGATCCGAAGATCATGGCGCTCTTGGCGCTCTCGCGGCCTGTCGTCGCTGCTATGTTGCCGGGGAGGTGCCTGGACTCCCCAGCTCATGTTCGCCGTCAGGCTCGGCTAGGCAGCCCTGCAGCACCTCGTCATTGCCCCATCACGGTGGAGACTATGCCCACCACTGGCCACCTAATGGTGGGCCTCTGATCGCAGAGGCATGTACACGGTTGCTGCCCAGTCACACATGTGAATGAACCGGCAGTGAAGAGCCTGGCCATTTCGCGGGTTATGGGCCCGCTGCGCTACCTTTGCGCCATCCCGCATTGCTCTCCATTTTAGCACGCCTGTTTTCGCATGTCAATGGCTGCGCTCCATTTCGATAATCGTCCAAACGCACCACGATCACCAGGTCACGCCGGCGCAATTCGATCAGGTTGTTCTCTGGGTCGTAGCGGAAGAGGAGCTTATCGCCCACACGCACATTGACCCAATTAGTTTGGTCCGGTTTGTGGGGTGCTATATTGCTCATATTGAATCTGCCGGCTAATTACATCCACGCGCACCCAAAGCGCGCCATGCGCAAGCACCAGGGTAATGATGGCAATGGCCATCACAATCAACCAGGTTTTGAGTATGTTGATGTTCAACCGTGTCTCGTAGATCATCTCCATCATGGCGCTCACTTCATCACTGCGATCCGTCCAACGATTACGATGCACCGGCGCCGCTGCACCGGCTTTATAGTAACGGTAACTGCCGCCTTCCGGTCGCACTTGCAGATAGGCTTCATAACTATCGCGCGTGCGGGTCAGCTCGCCGGCCAGCAAAATGGCCAACCTGGCCGCATTCTGATCACCTACCGGCCCAATCGTGCAGATCATATCCGCCGTGCCCCCGGAGATAATGGAAAGCGCCACGTTCTCTGAATCGCAGGTGTTGAGCACACAAAGCTTGGCGCCGGCTGCGCGCACATATTGCCCCACCCCTTGAATATCCAGCGGCCCATCGCTAAGTAAGACGCCATGCTTGCTGCCGTGGCTGGCGAACCACAGCACATCGAAGGGGCCTTCCTGCACCACGCTGGCCATGTCTGCGTCGCGCACCATCCCGACCAGCCGCACGGTGTCATGCTGGCTGCTCACCGCCGCCAGCTCGGCCGCTACATTGGGCAGATCGGCGTGATCTGGCGCCACCATCAAAATGTTCAATCGCACAGCCACACCCCTCAAGCGAATTACGGTGCCCAGACACGACGCGGCACTTTCCTGGCCCCATAGCCGAGAAAGTGCCACCAACCTCATCGTCATGCAACTCTCTCTCCTTATGTTAATCGTAAATCATCCCGCTCTCCTTCGCTACAACGAACAAACATTCTAAAACAAACGGGGCGTTGATACTTGCGCATCAACGCCCCGTTTGCACCGTCACCCATTCAACAAAGGAGAGCAACCCTGCTCCACCCCAGTTTAGCGCATCCGTGCTAAACTGTCAATCATCCCGATTCCCCGACAGCGCCACAAACGACGCGCCCGCCCGCGTCGGCGGGCTCCGCACCTCCGCTCCCCCCCGCCGCGCCGCGCAGACGCGCGCCAGGTCGCGCAGCCGCATCAGGCCAGCCGCGCGCAGGATAGGATCGTTCGATTCTAACTGACGCACCAGGAACGGCAGTTCGTTGGCGATCTGGTGCAGGTGATCTCGCTGCTGCATGGTGGTTGTGTTGGGTGGCGGTCATTAACAAATCCTGTACAAACTCATAACAAAACAAAAGTGCGCTATATCGAATATAGCGCACTTTTGTTTGATTGTCAATCCCCCTAACTGGCGAATGGACAGCCCCTCGCATCAGCGGGTTGATATAGCACCTGACGCGTCGGGGATGCGCTCCGTTCGCCCGTCTAGCCACCATAGCAGTTCGTTCAACTCGCCGCGCTTCGCTCTGGTCGGATGGCTACCAGTTGCTGCTCACGCGGAAGCGCGGCAATGTGGGCGTCCTGAAAAAAATCTAGAGTTTCTATGTCCAGGTAGATCATTTATTTCTGTTCGGCGTTGCCCTGGGGCAGCCAGACACTAAAGCGACTGGCTGGCTCTGCCCAGCGGCGACCAGGCTGGCCGCGGTTGTGGCGGCGGAGATTGGCAAGTGAAAGGAGCATCATCACGGGGTCTCCAGCTTCGCAAGCATCTCGCCCAACACCCGCCGCGCCTGGTTTGGCGTCACGTAGTCGCCGACCAACCGCGAGTAGTCAGGGAGCGAAGCCAAGGCACTCGTGAATATCGCCCTCATCATGCGCACCTCTTGCTCTCTGCTGCCGGGTGCGGTGTTCCCCATGAATTCGGCCATCGTGGCCCCGCTGCGCGCCGTCGTCGCATCAGCCTGCGGTGCTACGGGCGCCGAGCGTCGCATAGCGGCTCCCATACGCTCGGCGATTTCGGCGCAGATTGTGTCCCAGGCTATCCCAAACTCTATCTGCCCGATTACCACCCCAGGTTGCAACGCGCTGGTGTAACCTGGATCGTCGAATCGGCTATGTGCCATTATGTAAGCTTGCATCGCTCGCAGACGATCGCCGCACACGCCCTGCGCCACGCGCGCGATCACGGCCTGTGTCTCGATCGGCGTCAGCGTGCGCGGTGGTGGCGGCGGCTTGTGGCTCTCAATCACCGCCTGCACCGCGGCCTTGGTCGGGCTTTTGCCCGTCGTCGTGGCGATCTCGACCACCTCGATGCGCGCTTCCTCAGACACCGACGGCGCGGATAGCAGCAGCATGGCGCTATCACTCAAAACGGACACAGTGTCCGATTTGCCGCCAAATGTTTCGTAGACGGCCATAAATCGCCGCGCGCTGCGGTCGCTCATGTCGAACTCACGCTGCAGCCAATCCCCAAACTGCCCGTGCGCTAGCCGCGCCTTGACCTCGCTCAATTCGCGACCAATCACCAGTATGGAGCGTTTGGTCTGTTCGGCGCTGGTCTTGATGCGCCGCGCTGCCAGCATGACTGGCGCGCGATGCTCTTCGGAAATCAGGCTGTAGTCGTACAGGAGCGCTACGGTCATGCCTGTTTGGCCGTCGCTGGCCAGGGCAATCTCACCCGCGCCCTGTAGCGGGTTGCGCCTCTCGTTGCGATCTCTCATAGTTGCGCTCCCGCCGCGGAGGTGTCCAGGTCGATCCAGCGCGCCAGGTGGCTATAGGCGCTGCGCACGATCTGGAGCGTATCGCTCCGTTTGTTGTACTCCCAGATAGTCATCCCCTCCGCGATGGCCTCGCGGACAGCCGCACTTTTGACAATCGCCGGTAGCGCCATGCCGACAAAATTCGCGCACAATAATTCCAAATTGTAGTTCGCCTCATTGGTGCGCTCATGCATAGTTGGCAGGATAATCACGCGCGGCTGGCGCTCCAGTTTCTGGATAGTGGCCAGTGTGTTGGCTAGGCCATCCATGCCCAGGTGATCCAATGCCACGGGGATCACTACCACGTCCGCGCTGGCAATGGCGATCTCCTGAAACAGACCCGACGCGGGCGTATCAATCATTGCATACTCGTAGGGCGCCGCCACTTTGCGCAGTTGCTCGCACAGGTCGGCCATGCGGATGTCGCCCGATGCGATTTGCGTCTGGAGTACCAGCGCCGCCAGTTTCGTGCGTTGGTTACTCTGGAGGATGTCGAGATTGTCACGGCCAGTGCATCGGATGCAGCTATCGATTGGCTGCTCCTGTACCCACAACAAATGGATGCCGGGGGCCGGGTCTAATCCTAGCGAAGTGGACGCGTGCCCCTGCGGGTCGAAGTCCACCAGGAGCACGGAATGTTCCTGCGCCAGTTTGCTGGCCAGGCTGACGGCGGTCGTAGTCTTCAGCACGCCGCCTTTTTGCGAGGTTATTGTGATAATTTTTGTAGCCATAGTTAGGTTCCTTTGTTAAACAGCTAGGGTGTAGATTTGCGCGCATGGCTCACATAGCCACGTTGCGCCCTCACAGTGCGTATGTCCGACCGATTCCACCGCGCCGCACTGGTCGCAGACCGCATCCGTCGCTACATCCTCTGTCCACGCGGCCGGCTAGTTCCAGGCGAATCATGAAAACTCCGGTCGCCGCGCCAGTGCGGCCGGCTCCAGCTCCATCAGCGCGGCTTGCTTTGGCTGTGGCGCGCCTGGCGGCAGCCGCGCCTTGAGCGCGTCCTTGATGGCAACGGCCGCGCCGATGGCCGCGTCGATGGCCGCCAGCTTCTGGCGCTGTTTGGCTGGCGCGTCGGCAAACACTTTGACGCGCATCAGGCGCTCGGCGGTCAAGACGTTGGAGAGTATTTTCCACAACGCCTGAAGTTCGTCCAGGTCGGTCGGAAGTTCGTATCGTGAATTTAGTTGGGGTTCCATATCTTGTTACATCCTTTCTTGTCACTCAGATAGCCAATCTACGATTCGACCAGCCAGCCCTACGGCCCGCCTTGGCGTCTTGGCGTGGCGACGTGGCATTTTGCCGCCGCCCGCCTGCCGCGCAATCAGATAGCGCGCCCATTGTTCTTGTTGCGGCTGCACGCGCAAAGATCGCTTGGTCTTGTCCATGTAGCCGCGCCCGTAAACACGAACGCCGTGATTACGTAGCATTCTCTCTACGCCGACGCCGGGGTCATGCTCAAAATCGATGCGCTTCCCAACTCCGAAGCGCAATGCGGCGATCAAATCGTCAATCCATTTGATGATGTCCATGCCGTCACTCCACCTCCCGATACTCCGCGCTGTCATCCTCCGCCCACACCGGTGCGGCCTGCTCGCGCTGTATCCGCTCGCGCTCCACTTCGAGTAGCAGCCCTGCGCGCTGTTGGGCCAGGCGATCCACGCGTCGCGCGTCGATCACGTCCAAGCGGACGCGGGCGTTGAATGCCTCGCGCTCGCCCCGTGCATCCTCACGCATTACCAACATCTGGTTTCGCTGCGCCTGCATCAGTCCGTCCACGAAACCCACTGCGTTCTCCAGCGTTCTTGCGCTGAGACGATGCGCGAACAGCGCCCCGCCAGCGAACACAATCATCCCCACCAAACAACCCCAGGCCGCCACCGCGACCAGCGAACCAAACCGGCTCTCTAGCCACCAGGTCACCAGCACGGCAAACACAATCGGGGTTGCGAACGCTGCCGACAATCCAATCAGCGCTCCGTAAAATTTAGACATAGTTAGCTCCCCACTGCAGCGCTTGGAAACATCCGAATGATTTTTCTGTCGCTTCTACTACTACTCACCGCGACCCCGCTTGTACTCGTGTGAGTAGAAGCCGTAGAAGGGGTAGTAGAAGCCTCAGTAGTAGAAGCCCGTACCTCTAGCCAGGCAATCGCCGCGTCGATTTTGGTTGCATAGCTGCCCGCGTAAGACTTGCCCAGTGTCGCCTTGCTCATCGCATTTTTCGATGCGCCAGCGCGCCATAGATCGGCGATATTTCGCGCCAGTTCCTCCACTTCATCATATGGCCGGATTGCGGCCACTGGCGCAGGTTGCGGCTGGACTTCCGCGCTCTGTCCATGCCAGCGCCTCACCACGCGGGGCAGTAGCGCTGCAGTCTCGTCTTGCGAGATGCAATACCCTTTCATGCGCACCAGGTCGGGGCCGTCCACCCGCAGAAAGTCGCCAGGCGTGCAAAGATTTTCCGCGCCACTGCCGGCGCGTTTGGTGGCCACATGTGCGGTGTTTTTACCGTCCACTATGCCGACCAGTCGGGTGGTGAACGATGCGGCCACGATAGAGCCGATGGCCGCTGCGGATGGGTATTGCGTGCCTGCCCAAGTGTTGATTCCCAGGCTGCGCCCCGTGCTGAGGATGCTCCCCAACTGGCGCAGGGTGGCCTTGTCTGTGCCAAGCTCTGCCAGCTCGTCGATTACCACCAGCAGCCGATACGGTTTGACCTGGCTTTCAATGCGCTCGGTTTTCACCTCGTGAATATAGGCGATTGCCTCCGCCGCGCTGGTCGGATCGCCCGCGTAGCGAACAACGTGAGGTAAAGCGCGGAACGGCGCCAGGTCATCATTTTTCATGTCGATCAGGACGACACGCAGGTCGCTTGGTGGCGTGTTGTAGGCCAGTGTCAGCAACGCCATGCGCATCAGTGTGCTTTTGCCGCCGCCGCTCATTGCCGCGATCAGCACATGATAGTGGCGCTCCAGGTCGAGATGTTCCTCACGCGGGCCGGCTGCGCTGTAGCTGCGACCGACCAGCGCCAGATTTGGCCCCATGTGGAGGCTGGCGTCCGTCCAGGCAAGGATGGACGGCGCGGGGTGGGGCACCTCAATCGCCAGGGGAAAATCACGCAGACGGACCATGACGCGGCGGTTGTAGTCGGGTAGATGGCGCAAGCGCTGGTTGGTCAGCGCGTTGGATAGTTCGCGTTGAATGGCCTCAATTTTGCGCACGCTCTCCCCCTGCGCAACCTGCAGGCCATACGCAATAAAACTTGATTTAACGCACAGGGTTAGGCGCTTGAGCGTACGCGCTTGGATGCCGTGCGAGATCAGCATGGAATTGATCAATTTGATTTCAAGATTGATCAATTCCTGAATTTCATTCATAATTACCCTCCAGTCGAAAAATGATTGACAATCCGCTGGAAGGGCTGCTATACTCGCATATAGCCAGCCCGCTGCTCGGTTCAAGCACCCAGCGGTATGGTTAGCGAGTGAGTGATGTTTGAGTATCACTCACTCGCGGTACTACCACATCATCACACCATCACCTCTGCACTCTCCGCCTTCAACGGCGTCCACTCCACCCGCGTGCAACGGCCATCCCGCCAGTCCGTCTTCAACAGACTCCAGGTTTGGTTGAACCGCTCAAACCAAATGGTGTTAGCCGGGTCAAAGCAGAGTTGCGCCACCAACTGCGTCAATGCCTTCAGGAAGGACGCCAGCTCCATGCCCAGCACCACACCCTCCAGCAGCACATGCACCCGCCCGTTCGACTGTGGGTACAGCGTGTAGCGCACCCCTCTATCTGTGTTGTCCATCTCTCCACCTCTCGCACCATACACTATAAGTCCGAAGACTTCAGAGCCCGTACATAATACAGATAGCTATATTTCTTTCCCGCCAGGCGCGACACGATGGTGGTTAACTGCATGGCGCCTGCGGTGGCCATCTTCAAGTTTTTATTGATCGCCATCACCTTCATGCAGCCGGGGACAATCATCAACGTCCACCCCACCTGCTTCCACGGGCGCCAAATCGGGTTCTCCATCATCCACTTCACTCGTTGTTCCATAGCTCTTCTCCTCTCTCAAATGAACAATCCGTATGCGCCATGAAACGAATAATGCAGCTCCTCCATTCATCCTCCGTACGGAGTCCCATTTCCGTTGCGTCGCAGCCATTCACGCAGGAGGGCGCTGACAATCCACAATTCGTTAATGAGCGTTACCAGCAGCAGCAACAACGCATCCGTCCGCCGTCCCGCGCCGTAGCATAAAAAAATCGTGAAGAGTAGGCAGCAGCGCAGTATCCGCAAGCGCGTCATCGTCGGCAGGATAAATACAGATTCTGCAACCCAACGCGGTTGGTTGATGGTCATGGCCGCCCCCCCCGCATCCGCCTCACGAATGCCAGTTCGCCCGGCCCCACCTCATCACGGCATGGGCCGCCGATGATTTTGCCGGTCTCAAAATCGGTGATCAATCCCAAGGCGCGCGCCGCCGCGTGCCAGATCAGCGGGATAGCCGACGTTGGCCGCTCCATGTCGAGTCTGTCTTGTTGCTCTGCACACAGGCGCTGGTGGTGGTCGTAGACCTCAGCGACGGGTAACCAGTCGGGAAAATAACACGCTTTGATGCTCAGGTGCATGACAATGGCGGATTGCTCAAGGGTCACCTGGTTGGTCAGATTTAGATTTCGGTTAGACATAGGGTTCCTCATTTCACAAAGTTTCAATCGACTTAACGATAGCGGACAAACTGCCCCACGGATTGACCGCGGGAAACTCAATGAATAATTTGCGCGGCCTGGTGACAACCTCGCGCTTGGCATCGGCATATACGCGCAGCCAGTAGCAATGCCGGCGGATGCGCTCGGCGCGCTCGGCCGCGTCGCTGCAGTCCCAGTCGGCGGCGCGGACGGCGCGGGTGAAGATGCGGTCGGCCTGGCTCATGGCTCCACCTCCGCTAGCACCAGCGGCAACCACAACACCGGCTCGTAGACCACCGGCTCGCCGATCTGACACTCCCCGATGCAGTCATCGGCCAGGGTGGGGACGGACAGCAGCAGGCAGGCGATTAGCAGCAGGCTAGCTAACAGCGCCCGGACGGAGTGTTTCATCGGCGCACCTCCCGCCAAGCGAATAGGGCGAATCGGCACAATGGGTGATGCCCGTCGCCTATCGTCTCACGGCGACGACATGTCGTCGCCACGGGAAAGCTGACCAGCGTTTTCCCGTCCGCGCCAAACTGGACAGTCGCGGCGTCACAGTTGTATGACGGGATCGCCCCATTCCAGCCAGCACGACTGGCAGAGCGGCTCAGGATCGAGTCGTAGGTGTCCAGTCCGCCGGTTAGCGGGCCCCGGCAGATGACACATTGTTGATTGCTCATGGCTCCACCTTCCACCCCGGCGCGGGCAGCCGCTCGACCAGCTCGTCCAGCGCCGGATCGCCCGTAGTGAACGGCGTCACCCCATTGATCGCCCCGGCAAAGTCGCGATGGCTCAACCATCGCGACAACCTCCGCGCCTGCGACCCGTCTAGCGGATAGTGACGCTGGTACAGCTCCGACGCCAGAAATTCAGCCGACACCGGCGCCGGCGCCCACCGTTCCTGGTGATTCAGGCGCCAAACCAGGGCGCCCGCACTCCTCACCTTCGCTCCGTTGGCGGTGTGGCGGTTGCTCCACCATTCGGCGACAAATGTGACGACCGTGGCCGGCTCGCAGGTTGCTGCGAGTTTGGCGGCGGCCGCCTCCGCGACCCCGATGTCCGGGTCAGTGAGCAGATCAAACACAAATCGCTTCGAGTGGTTGCCGTTAGAGGAATACCCAGCCCAGCCCGTTTTTTCGGGCCCACGCGCGCGCGTAGTGGGTTGGGTATTTATTGGTGGATCTATTGGTGGATCTATTGGTGGATCTATTGGTGGATCGGGTGACATAGCTATGTCACCCTTTACGCGCTGGATGTCACCCTTTACGCGCTGGATGTCACCCTTTACGCGCTGGATGTCACCCTTTCGCGCGCTGGATGTCACCCTTTTGGCGTTCTCCAGCTCGCAAAGGGTGTCATCGACGTCACCCTTTATTCGGTAAATCGGGGTGTTTCCTCGCCCGTCGCCGACTTTCACGGTTTCGATTGCGCCCTCGGCGACCAGCTCATGAACAATTCGCTGGGCCTGGCGCTCTGAGATTCGGCACTTTTGGGCGATGCTAGAAATCCCAGGCCAACAGTAACCTTCGTCGTTGGCGAAGTCAGCCAACGCGAGCATCAGCAATAGTTTGCTTCCGCTCCACGGCTGGTTGCCCCCCCATATTTGGGACATAATTTTGACGCTCATGTCGCACGCCCCCCGTCCGTCTCCAGCCCGCGGAGCGGCGACCACGCGTCGAAATTGTGTGGTTGAATCATAGATTGGGCTCCTTTCGGGAAAATGATAAAATGGGGGGGGGCAGGTTACAGCAGCGCTGCGTTTCTCAGGCGGCGCGCTGCTGCGGGCGGTCTGCTCCCCCCCGCTGGCAATGGCGATTGCGTTGTTCTCACCCCCGGGGGTGGGCTTTGCTGTTGCTGGGGGTGGCTATGGGTATCGACGAGGCGGTAAAATTGTTTCTCCAGGCGCGTCAATCGGCTGGCCGCTCAGAGCGCACGGTTGAATGGTACGAACAGCAATTGCGCTGTTTTCTAAACTGGTTACGTGACCAGGGTGCCAACGGTACAAGTTGGCTACGGTCGGAGACGATTGAACACTTCTTAGCGCATGAGCGGCGCGCCGGGCTGAAGGCGTCCACGGTGGCGGCCCGTTACCGCGCCCTAGTTGTCTGGTTTGGCTGGCTGAAAATACGCGGCTACCTGGCCGATCAGCCGTCGCCAATGGATCGCGTTGAGCGCCCACGCGCCAGCAAGCCCGTGATTGCTCATGTCACGATAATCGAATATCGTCAGTTTTACGACGCCATCGGCGGTGAGGATTGGTTAGCCTGGCGTGACCGGGCTATAGCAATCATTCTGTTTTGGTCTGGCCTGCGTGTGGCGGAATTGTGCAGTCTGGCTATCCATGACATTGACCTGACCGCCAATCTGATCGTGGTGCGTCGCGGCAAAGGCGGCAGCCCGCGCGTGGTGCCCTGCTCGCCAGAATTGCGCCCCGTGTTGCTGGCCTATCTCTATGCGCGCCCGCCGTGGCCCGGCCCGGAGTTGCTGCTGTCCAGTGACGGCTACATCAACGTACGCGGCCCGCTGAGCACAGAAGGCGTCCGCCAAATGATGACGCGGCGCTGCAAGGTGGCGGGTCTGCGCCACCTCAATCCGCACGCCTGGCGGCACGGCTTCGCCATGAGTTTCCTAAACGCGGGTGCTGAGATGTCGTCAATCAGCGCGATGTTGGGACACTCATCGGTGAAGATCACTGAGGAAGTCTACGCTCATTGGTTGACGGAGGGGTTATCGAGGGAGTACGCGCGGGTGTATGAACGGGTAAACAAACGTTAATGGCTAATCATCCGTTCGGTAAACGGATGATTTATTGTAAGTCGATATGGGCGGTGGGAGCTGACTCTGGATCAGATAGTTGGGGTTCGAATCCCTGTCCCCCAGCCTAGCACAGAGGCGCGGATAGCGCTGATGTGCGAATAAAAGGGGCGCTTTCGCGACAAGGTTGTAAAGGTGCTTCCTGCGGCGGCTCCGGGTTGTCTTGGTGGATGACCGGGGCCGCTTCTTTTGCTAGTACTCGTTTGGCTCAACCGGCAATATTGCCATCCCGTAAATCTGCGTAAACTTCAGCAAATCATCCTCCCTGATGCGCAGATCAGCGCGTCGCCCAATGCGAGCCGCCCTTAACGGGTTCTGCTTGAGCCGCGTGTACTTGCGAACGGTTTGAGTGGATACGCCCAATAGGGCGGCCGCCTCTTTTGTTGTGTACGTTTTCAAGTTGATCCCCCGTTGCAAAATTTGCAAAAGATACATGAAGATACTACACCCAATTCCCCCTCTTTGTCAAGCGCCAATTTTCGCCTCCGCCCAGCCCACCCCGGTTTCTGTAAGCAAACTGTAATAAAACCCCGGCAAATGATCGATCCCATCTGTGGGATCAGCCATTGACGCGCTAGCCAATGCGTGATATGCTATTTACTGGACATAGGAAGGGGTTCCTTATTCCACGGTAAAACGACAAAGAGCCAGATGCATGGCGGTGCATCTGGCTCTTTGTTTTCTATGTGAAAAGGGGTTCTATTTTTTAATCGCTACTGGCGCGCGATTCCTTCAACCAAATCGGACACTGTGTCCGATTTGGACGGCTGACATTTCGCACGGATGTGCTATACTCAGGATGCTTGGGCATTGACTTCGCCCTCTACTGGCTCTAGCTCTGTTGGCTCGTCATCGTCCCCGGCTACACCGCTAATCGGCGGTTCAGTGTCAGGGATGACCAGCGAAGCCGCCGGCTGCTTCCGTTTCCTCTAATGTGAACTCTAGCAGATCTTGGGTGGCTAATGTCCGTTCCAGGCGGACGGACAGATGACAGAGCAACGCGTTGATCGTGCTCAATTCAACGCGGGTTGGTTTTCCCTGTTTGATCAACCATAGTGTGGATAATGCCAGCCCGGTCTCTGCGCTCAACTCGCGCAGTGAGACCCCACCGGGCACGCGCCCGATCAGATAATCTAATTTCCATTTTACCATAGTGTGCTTCCTTTCTGGCGATCTCAATGTTTCCTGCCAGGGTAGCACACAAACTCCTGCCTGTCAATACGAAAATAGCTACCAGACGATAAATTTAAGGTTTAGCGTATTGACAAACGAATACAAAAGTGCTATACTATAGGTATATTGCAAACAAAAAAAGAGACCCGGCGCTAGCCCTAGGAAGCATCGCCAGGTCTCAGTGTCAAACCCGTAGCTACAGAAAGAAGGATTTAACATGCAAACTATATCACAACCCAATCCCCCTGTCAACGCCCAAATTTACGTCACCCTGGCCCGCGCCGCCGGCGCCCAGATCTACCGCCCCGTCATCGTCAGCGACCACGGCCAACGCCCGGCCCCCGTCGCCATCAAACGCCCCACCCTGCGCAACACCCTCAGTAAAACCATGACCTACGCCGCCGCCAAGGGCTATCCGTTCCTCTCCCCGCCCGACCTGGCCGACGCCACCCGCGCGCTCCAGGCCGAGCTTGCCAGCCAGTACAACATCACCGTCACCCTCCACGAGCCCGCCCCAACGTGCCTGGCGCTTGAGGACCCGGCCCCCCAGACCCCCCAACCCCTCCAAGCCGCCACCGTCCAACGCGTCTGCGCCTGGTGCGGCGCCTCACTTGGCTCCTACGAAGACGACAACGCCAAGCCCGGCGACGTGTCGCACGGCATCTGCTCAAGCTGCTACGAAAAAGCGCGCAAAGAGGCAGAAGAGACGGTCAAGCCCAAGCCCGCCAAGCTGGAACTCCAGACCGCCACCACGCCTGAGGGAACCTACGAACTAGCCGTCCTCCCTGGCGAAAACGTGACCGAGTTGGCCGCCGCCGCCGACGCGGTGATCGCCGAAAGCGCCAGCAAGCCCGGCCTGGGCCCCGACTTCACCGACGCCGACCTCGACGCCCTCTTCACCCGCGAGCTGACCCGCCCCCTGGCGCCGATCCGCCCGGTGCCCACCCACCCGACCATCGGCGCCCAGTTCTATCACGACGACGACTGCACCTGCGAACGCTGCCAGAAAGCCAGCCAGTGCAGCGCCCGCCTCTACAGCGATAACAGCCGGGTCAGCGTCTGGGACGTGGCCAGCCCCAGCGGCCAGACCTACCGCGTGGTGGTCAACCAGGGCAGCCGTGTGGTCACCTGCAACTGCGAGCATGGCGTCCACCAACACCGCGCCACCTGCGCCCACGCCCAGGCCGCCTGGCTCGCCTACAGCCAGCCGGTCGAGCGCAGCCGGGTGGCATTCATGCCCATCTCGCAGAAAATGCACGAACAACAATATTTCAGCAACTAAAAGCGTAGGGCAGGCCCACCTGGTGGACCTGCCCAATTACAGAGGAGCGTTTACCCATGAAAGCCACAATCGAACTAATCAGCCCCAACGGCGTCCCCGTCACGCTGGAGATCGACAAAGAGACCGACAGCCCGACCATCATCGCCCTCATGGAGCGCGCCGATAAAGTCGGCGCCTACTTCGCGGGCAAAGGCTGGGCCTTCGCCAGCCAGCCGGCGGCCACCCCTAGCGCGGCGGAACTGGACAAAGGCCCCACCTTCTGCGGCTACCCCTGCAGCCCGACCGTGGATGACCAAGGCCGCCCAACCTGGATCATCGTGGATGGCCGCCAGGCGCAACGCCACGAAAAACAGGGCGACGCCTGGTGGAGCGTGAAGATTGGCGAAAGCGCCTATGACCAAGTGCTGCGCATCCCCAAAGGCGAAAAAGTCCCCGCCGTCAAAGGCCTCTAAGAACAAAAGCCGCTCTTCTGCATGAAGAGCGGCTTTTGTTGTCTAGCCCTGTCACCCTGTCACCCCATCACCCCGCAGAAGGAGCCACCATGACCATGACACACTTTACCCAACCCACCCACGCCGCCGCCCGCAACGCCGCCCAGCAGCGCGCACTGGCTGCCCTGGCCGCCAAGCTGGGCATCGACCCGCTCACCCGCCGCCCTTCCTGGGCGCCGCCGCCCGCAACGCCGCGCAAGCCGAACAAATCACAGGCATCGCGATTTGTTTGAGCAGCGCAGACGTGAATCACCAGGCTTAGAGAATCGCCGGCGAATCACGGAAGTGTGAATTGGCCAGGCTTTTCACTGCTGGCCAATTCACACGTGTGACTCACCGGTGAGTCATCTTGTCCCCTTGTCCCCTTGTCATCCTGTCATCCTGTCATCCTGTCATCCTGTCATCCTGTCATCCTGTCATCCTGTCATCCTGTCATCCTGTCATCCTGTCATCCTGTCATCCTGTCACCCTGTCACCCTGTCACCCTGTCACCCTGTCACCCCGTCACCTTGTCACCTTGTCACCCTGTCACCCTTGTCACCCTGTTTTATATCCAATCGAGCCTCAACCTACACGTAAACGTATTGCTGCCACCGGTGCGCAGGATTTCCACGATTCCCGCCGCCGTTACGCGCAAGTTGCAGACGGATCCCCCGCTGCTAAACACATCGGCATTCGCCCCCGGCGCAACACTGCCCGCATTGGCCTGTGTCGTGCCGCTTACCTCGTCCTTAGTAATCGCTCGATAGGTAAGCAACGACTTCACATCATAGACCCCATCGGGAATCAGCACAGATTGCGGATTCGTAATGCCTTGCAATTCAAACTCGGCAAAACCGCCGGCGTTACCGTAAACGAAGATTGGTAACTTACGCCGCACAAAGTCGGCCTCCAACAGATTGACCTGCTCATCATTGCGTTTCTGAATGCTCATGCCCCAATCCCTGAAATCCCTAGCCGCGCCAGCTTCTGATCCAGACGGCGCACTTTCTGCCCGTTGATAGTTGCCCCGTAGGGCAACTGAAACGAAACATTTTCAATAAAGGTCGCCCGTGGATCCGATGGCAGATCCACAAAAGCCCGCCCCGGCAGAAAGTCAGGAAAGAGCAACCACTTACCCGGCTGTACCATCCAGGGGGGCACAATCGCGCCCCCCCTGCTGTAAATCTCCTGCCGTGGATCCGCCAAAAACTGCTCATACGCTGCGGATTCCGGCGCGGCACGATAGTACGCCGCGCGCCCGGCATAGACGCCAAACAACCAGCGGTTGAAGCTGGTATCGCCCTTGGCGACCATCTCCTTAATCAAACCAAGCGCCAACCGGTCATCGTTTTCCCATACATGCTCGGCAGTTGTATTCAATTCAATCATCGAAAAATCTTTGGCGATATGTCCGTTTGGTTCCGCGTTGAGCACTGCCCGCACCTTGTCCGAGAGATAACCCATCCCGCGTTGACTGGTCTGGTTATAGATGTAGGTATTTAGATAATGAACAAACCCCAGACAGCTAATCGTCGCAGAGGGTGCATCCCCGCGTTGATTGGAAAACGACAATTGATTGTTGCTGCCAGGGAAGGCGTTCTCTGCCAAATACACATCGCGCACCTGTGCCGCCAGGGATGTTTGAATGCCGCCACTGCTCAACACGCGCTCCAGAATGCCATAACGGTTTTGAGACGCGCTGTCGCTCGCATAACCAGTATCCGCTCGGATGCCCAAGATTGGCACATCCGAGCTGGTGTCAATCGTGGAATAGATTAGCTTAACCTTGTTAGCTAAATCGAGCAACGGCCCGGTCGTAGCAGTTAGACCCGCAACGGCAATATCAATCTGATTGACAAAACCTTCCCAGATGACATCCCCCCCCCCGGCCCGTACGGTGATGCGTCGCCCCAGACCATACTCAAACCAGTCCTCAATCTCTGTACGCCGAGCCATTGCCGCCGTGAATTTGGCTGACCAGTAACCGCCAAAGGCCTCGATTTGGTGGCCATACTCTTGTACCTCCAACTCACCAATTTGTGACTCACCGATCACCGGCGGCTGATACACATTGATGTAGAGTGACTGGCTATCCGCATAACTGCGGATCGGGATAGCCTGTCGAATACCAGGAATGATTTGTAGCGTAGAAAGGGTGGCGGTATCCTCACCGCCCGACTCCTCAATGGCAAAGAATTGACCACTTAGCGCAGAGAGCACCCCGTAATCGTCACCGCCCGACTCCTCAAGCGCGCTGATCGGGGCAATGGTCAGGCTAACCAAACTACCAAAATCTTCGCCGCCCGATTCCTCAACGGCGCTGGTTGCCAGAGGGACACTCAAAACCGCGGTATCTTCACCGCCCGATTCCTCAATCGCGGCCAGGCCAGCTTGATTCTTCTCGATGGCAAGCAGAATAACGATTGATTGTGCGCCACGGATGGTGGACCAGTTTAGGTTAACCTGTGTTGTGGAGAACGAATCGAACGTGGCAACCATCCCAACGTTGCCGGTATCGTTCGGGGTATTGATGGCCTGTTTGCCGAGTAGCGTTTGGGCGTCAGTAATAGCAGAACCATTCTCATCCGCAACACTAAGCGCCACTTCCACGCTGTCTGTAAATGCGCTTATCCCGAAGGCCCCGGCATTGGCATCGACGCGCTTAATATCAGCGTCGATCATGTCGGTAGCAATTACCAGCCCAAACATGGATTCAATACCAACCGTCCAGGGCTGTACTCCGGTGGCCGCAGGGGTTTGCTGTATGTTCAGGCTAATGTCATGGTTGTCAACCTGGAGCGCAACAATACCGATCGTGCGAGCGCCGTTCGTCCCATTCGTCTTAATGTCAATCTCACCAGCGCGGATGGCGTCAATCGTATAATACTGATCGGTGCTGCCAAAGATGCGCCCAACCGCCGTACTCGTCACCTGCGCCCGCGGATCGCCGTCCGCCACGTTGTCAACGCTCTGAAACGTGTGGCATAACTGATTGGTTGTGCTGGTGGCAATGCCAAAACTCAGATGGGCATCGTTTTCGGCGGTGTCATCGAACGTTCCATTATGGCACACTACAAAAATCAGATTGGCGATGATACCTGGGCAAGAGAAGGTTGCTATACCGCCCGCCGTGCTATTGGTGGCCAGCGTTCCCACTTTTGCCGCAACATCATCGCCGCCAAACAACACTGCCCAGGCAGAGCCAGCCACGCTGGGCGCCACTGCCCGATTGACGCGGATACCATTGGTGATCCATGCGCTAAACGCCGCCTCACCTACCGTGCCGTTGGTGGATGTGTTGAGGATGGCATATACCTGGTCGGTCATGCTGCGTCCACCGGTATTGGTGGTTTCCTGGGCATCCTGGCTGCGCACAGTAGCTACAAATTGGCTGGTTCCATCCGCGGCGCCAATCCCGACGCGCGCCTGACCTAGACTATCTTCGGAGACGGGAATGGGGATATGCGAGGAAAAAACCAACGCCACCTTGGGGTTAATTCCTCCAAAGTTGGCGTCGGTTAAGTCGACCGTACCGGTCGATGTGCCTATATCATTGTAGGCAATACCAATGTTCAGTGCCATAGCATAGCTCGACAAGACTTCCGCCGCTCACTACCCGTTTAGTAGGTGCGGATCCTCTTAGTTTTCGTATACGCCATCAGTGACATGTCATCTTCCTGACCGGTTTGTGCTGGCTCCTGCACGGTCACGATAGCAGCAGCGATTACAGAACCCACCGCGTTGGTTGCCGTTAACGTGTAACCCGTTGTGGCGTTTACCGTTAGATTGAGAGTGCCCACCGTCAACGGCGCCACACTACCAATCCCCTGGTTGATGCTCAGGCTGGTTGCCCCCGTAACATTCCAGGCCAGCACCACCGAGCCACCGCCTACGCCCAAGCTGCTTGGCGTTGCGGTAAAACTATTGATCGTGGGCAGGGGGGGGGTGGCCGCCACCGTCACCGCTACGATCTCACTGGCACTGCCCGCCGCGTTGGTAGCAGTCAGCGTAAAAGTTTTCGATGTCGTCACCGCTACGCCGGTTGAGCCGCTGGTCACCGGTGAGACACTGCCCACCCCCTGGTTAATCGTCAACGTATCCGCGCCGGTAACGTTCCAGGCTAATGTCGTAGTGCCCCCACCCCCGCCAAAACTGTCCGGCGTCGCGGTGAAACTGTTGATAACAGGCACAGTGGGGCCCGTCACGCCAGACGCTTCATGAAAACCGATGCTCCAAATTGTCCGCGTCACGCCAAATCGATCTTCCGTGAAGTACTGCGACAAATCAACGCCAGCGCCAATAGCCGGTGACGCTGGGGCAGTAGTGCGTAGTTTGTAATTCTCCAGATCGTATACGTTCGCGCTGATTAGCGCATTGGGGTTAATTAACCGCATATTCCCAATCACATCGTTACTATGCGTAACGCCCGCAGGCCAGGTAGGGGCTACCGACCATCCATTGTAGCGGTATGTGAATTTATTGCTCTCTGGAGAAACAAGCTGCAATGGTACGGCATTCGCTACATTTCCCATCTGTACCAGGTTATTGGCAAAGTCGTTGGTTCCGATAAACTTTGCTTTACCTAAAATCTTGAAACCCACTTCCGTTGGCCTGACAATGTGATTATTGTAGAATCGAACATTCTCAAACGGATGCAACCCATTGTCTCCATTGCGAATGGAGAACCCAATCCGATCATTGATGGATAGATTATTGTAAAGAATTACGTTTCCAATATCCATCAAATCCTGGTAATCGTTTGCCTTCAGGTCTTCATTGTCCAGGTAAATCCCCGCGCCAAGAGTTTGAGCAGGATAAGGGTCAATGTCAGAAGTAAATGAAATGCAATTTCGAACAATTCCATTGCGACAGCGATGTAGATAAATATTCCCTGACATATTGCTACCGGCGACGAATCCATCAAGAACAAAGTCAAAACTGTCCTTGTTGATGATGACGCCTTCGCCCCAGTTGCCATATCCAAAAAAATCCTTAATGACCACTCGCTCGCAATGCTGTGTAGTAATAATCCCAGGGTGATTGCCCGGATGTCCCTGTTCGGTTGGCCGATGGAACGGCGCATAATTGCCACCATTGGTAAATCTAATCCGTTCACAGATTACATCATTTACCGCATCAACTACCAGGATATTTACCCGTGCTCCATTGATAAAACAATCTCGCGCCGTAACATGATGAGGGCGACCGCTCGATGGGCGGGGGGTCTCGCTTTGGATTTCTAAGCCGGCGCCACGGCTATTTAGAAAATTGATATGGTGCAAATCCACATAGCTTGCATCAATACGAATCAGCCCCTTATAATTAAAATCGTACCAGGTGCCATACTGGTTGGTTCCACCGGCCACAGCCGTGCCCAACGGATACGTATAGTTTTGCCCGTCCATCGTGACTGGCTCATAGGCGCCGCCGATTTCGTGCGCCATAACTTCGATGTGGTCTGCTGCTGTGCCACTAGTGGTCAACCGCGCTTCATCTTCGGAATAGCTGCCACCACGGATACGAATCTGTGTCCCAGGCGCAGCCACACTAAACGCCTTGTTTACCGTGCGATAAGGCGCCTGTTCACTGCCGGTGCCCGTACTATCGTTGCCATTACTTTCCGCAACGAATTTAACTGCCAAGACCGCCATTAGTTTGCGCCTCGCAAGAAATGGAACCGCTCCACACGGTACGCTTGCAGGCCATAGACGTACTCGTGATCCATTTGGTTGTTCATCAATGCCATGCACCAAATCCGCTGTTGTGCGCCAGAGTAGAAAAAAGCCTCCCCGCTCGCATTCGTGTTGAGCACGGTTTCGATCACGCCATTAGACGCGTTGCGCACGATTGAACGTATATGTTTGCGCGCATTGTAGATGCTATCCATGTCCACCCAACGCGTTATGTTCGGATAAAATCCGCTGGTGCTTGTGGATGGATCACTCACATCGGCGATCCATTCGTCGGCTGGCATAAGGATCAGATTGAGTAAGGTAAATTGACAACCGGCCGCCGCTTCCGCTTGCAACGTGATGCTGAAGCCCTCGGCCATCTCCCCGGCGTCAATTATATCCGTTGGTGGCAATGTGATACTGCCTAGCTCAACCACCACGGTTAACCCAGGACCGGGGATCGGCTTACGCTCCCCATAGACTAATGGGCCCGGCAGGTCAACGCCCATGTTTAGTCGGTAACGCAGATAGTTGGCGTTACCGGTACTAGTGTACACGCGGGCAAACAGTTGATATTTGCCATAATACTCTAGCCCGATGGTGGAATTAAATGAAACCTGAAAAATGTCGCCGAGCTCCGTATCACCATTCGTGTTTATCCACGTAAGATAACTTCCAGCCGGACTGTTGGCATACTCACTAATCGTTGGTGTATTACTTTTCCCATACAGGACCACGCCGCACGTGATCCCGCTCGGATTGTCTGCCGTCGCCACGTTGATAAACGGTGTAAAATTTACACCGCGGTCGACCGCTCGTAAGGCGGCAATCAGCCGGTTAACCAAAAATTCAGGGAACTCTGTATCGTTGGGAATCGTGGCAATCGTAAAACGCAACATGGCCAGTGCATTCATGTCTCCTTTCACGTCCGATAACGCGATCTCTGCCCAGTTGCTTGACGCTGTATAGATTTGCTGCAAACTTTGTACAGGTGATGAGGTTGCCCCACCCGCCGTGGCTCTAATCCGCATCCAATAGGCGGTGGTCATTCCACCGGCTGGTTCATTCTTCGCCCAATTGGCCGGGGTAAGCCACATGATCACGGAAGCGCCTAACGTGGTCAATCCGCCGGTTCCGTCGTGCAAGGGCGACAGTATTCCTTCCAACGTCGTCCAAGCACTGCCATTCCAATACTCCCATGCCCACACCGGATCAACGCCGGCCGTTGCCGTGCTCAAGTCAAAAATCAGATTGCCAAACGGATCGTTAGCTCCAAAATAAATGGCACTGTTGGTGGTCACACTGCCAGTGAACAGCGTGAAGGGTAACGACGCGCCGATCTGATTGTTGGTGTCGATCGTTCCACTTGGCGCACGATAAATGCCAATCAATGCACCCGCGTTACGGTTACCTAGCCAGACGGGCGAAGTGGTCTTCGTCGTAACAGCTTTGCTGCTCATCTGCGTGGTCGTTGCCCGACCCGGTGCAAGCGCGGTCCAGGTTGCGCGCTCAATCAGCAGAGACACACTCTGCATGGTCGGCTTTTGGCCGGTCGTAAACGGCTCATGATAAGGGTCTGTGTACTCGCGAATTTCAGCATAATAGATCAAGCCGTAACGCGTGCCCGATTCCCCTTTCGCCCTGGCCTCAATCCAAACCGGCTGATTTTGATGAGGATGTAGCCAATAGGCATTGGCTTTGTCCACCATCATGTCAAGCAACTGCTGGTCAAGCGCCAGCGTGTCTACATCCGCGCGCTGGATATGCAAAGTATAAGCCTCGTTGATGTTGCCGCGTACGCCAAAGGCCAGATGCCTACCGGGCGCAGCCGGGTTATCGTGCCAGACGCCACCGCCTTTTAAGTTTGGCCGTCCATGCACAACGCTCACCAGCCCGATGCCCTCTCCGCGTTGATTGGCGGATAACAAATCAAGCCGGTTCTCTCCGTCCGTTAGCACCAACAAAGCAAAACCACTCATACCGACGCCTCCATAATTTGTCGCACCCTGGCCTCAAACCAAATGTCATCCATCCTGTTGGCGATGGTGACCCCACCAAAGTTCGCCGTGAATGACCGGTTTGTCACCGCCCCATGCGCCATCATGTTAGCCGCTTGCGCCATGCTGTAGGCTGGCTGCATCGCCGCGCGGTTAATCCCCCCCGCCATCCCCTGCATAATGTATTCTCCGATCTCAGCAAAAACTTTCGATGGGGAAGCAATGCCCAGCTTTTCCTTGGCCACGGCGATCATGGCTTCAACCGCACGGCTGGTTGCGGCCATCAGGTCATCCATTGACGCGTTGAGGCCAAAGGTCACGCCCTTGAAGATGTCCTGAACGCTGACAATGCTGTCAAACTCATTATCCAGTTGGCGCACTTGCTCCAGTAGATCAAGCTGCTCTTGCAGAAAGGCCAACTGTTGAGATTGCTGTTGGATGCGTAAAGTCTTCTCTTGTTCCAGTCGGTATTGTTCGATCAGGCGCACCCGTTCTGCTTCGCTCAGGTTGATGTTCTGTAATTGCCGTTCAATCTCATCTAAGCGCTCGCTCTTGAATCGCTCGACTAACGGGCTGATACCCAACGCGCCAGACAGATCGCGCTGGATAGCAGTCAAGCGCCGTAATCCACTCAGGGTTGCTTCCAGTTGCGTGATGCCGGTCGCAACACTATTGATCGCGGCTTGCGCTACAGATTCTCCGCCTGGCGTGTTAATGAAGCCGGTTGTTAGCCGCGTCGTCAATGGGTCAATCACATTGGCTTGAAAGTTGCGCACCAAGTCCGAATCACCCAATGCCGTCAGACGCGCCGTCAACGCCGTGAACTGGTTGACCAGCGCGACCCGACGCCGGATTGTTTCCAGCATGACATTGCGCCCTTGCTCGCTAACATGCGAGTCTTGCATGAAATCAAGCCACGGTTGGATTTGCGTATCTCGGAAACTATCGATAAACCCTTTATCGCCACGAATCAGGATACCGGCAAGCTCCGCCTCCGCCTCTTGGCGTTGACTTAGAAATTTGCCGTAGTCTTGCGCCAATTTCTCGCGTTGATTGGTCAGGTCGCTTAGTAGGCGCTGGGTAGTTATCGGCCCGCGCTGGTCAACGCCTAACACTTGGTTGCCTAGTGAGCGCAGGCGCTGCTCTGTCTCTGCGATCTGCACATCCAGTCCGGCCAATCCACGTCGGAAAATGTCAACCTGCTTTTCGCCTGGTGGCAAGAAGCTGGCTTCCAGCGCGTCAATGTCTGTCCGTCTGGCGGCAATCTGATCGATTAACCCGTCAATGTTTTGGGAAACATTTTGAATAGTGCGTTGTAGACCAGCAGACAAATAAGAAACTGTACGGTTGATGGCTTCGACAATTTGTTCGGCATTAACGTTAGAACCGAGCGTAATTCCGGCCAGCACTTCAGCCGGATCACCGCCCGCCTCACGGATGGCAGAAATCAGTTCGGCTTGCTGCTTTAGCACATCATATTGTTTGCGCTGGAACTCATATTCTTTGCGTAGATTGTCAATGCGTGAGGCCGTCTCAATTTGCTGATCGACCAGATCGCCGCGCCCAATACCCTGGAAATACATGGCCAAATCAATGACGCGCCGAAACTGATCGCCCAGATTATCAAAATATGGCTCGGCAGCCGACAACAGCCCACCGATAGTCCCACTGAATCTACCCAGCGCCTCACGACCAGCCCGCCCAGCCGCCTCATAAATCGAACGGGCTGCCCTGCGCACAACGTCCACTGCGCCGGCCGTCTCCTGCTCCATGCCCAGGCGCCACCCGATCATAATGTTGCGCCCAATCTCCATAAATACCTTCGATGGCGAGCTAATCCCCAACAAGCCCAGTATGCCCTTGAGCAAGTCCTTGATAACGCCGGTCAAGTAGTCAATCAAGCTGGTCGCGTTGTCCTTCAACCCTTGCAGAATCCCCTCGATAATGTTGGCGCCCAGCCCCAACCAGTCAGTCTTGAACACAACGTCGTACGCGTCTTCGGCCATGCCCTTGAGCGCACTCACTACATCATTAGCGAAACGTGTCACGCCATTTTTGATGGCCTTGACCACTGTTTCCCCAAGTTTAAACCATTCGATGTCAAAAACGGCATCGTACATATCTTCGGCAAAGGTGGTCATCGTTTCGACAGCGGAATCCACTAGGCTGGTGATGCCATCGATTAGACCCTGCATAATGTCCTCACCAATGCCAGTAAAGACGGTGGAGGGTGAGGATATGCCAAAAAACTCCTTGGCCGACTTGACGATGTTTTCCCAAAGTTTTTTAGCCGCGTCCAGGATGCCCAGGTCAGAGAGCGTATCAATGATCGTCTCCTTGATGATATTGAACACTTCGGTCGTAGCGTCCTTTATGCCTGTCCAATAGCCCTGAATACCCTCCGCCATGTTAGACGCCGCGCTCTTGGCCGACTCCATTGCGCCGGAGAAGTCTCCTTCCGATAGTTTCTTGATAGCCGTCACCGAATCACTAAACGCCTCGCCTAATCCATCAAAGAGCGCGGTCAGTCCTTCCAAGATAGGCCGAATGACATCGGCTAAATGCTCAATCGTGTTGATGAAAAGGTTGACCACCAATACAATCTCTGTGCCCACCACCGCCGCGAAAATTTCACCGACCTTTTTTATGGCTTCCCACAAGGCAGAAAAGATTGGTTCAACAGCCTTCCACAGATCGGCGAATTCATCGGATAATCCGCCAATCTCCGTCACAAATGTACCAATCGCCTCTTTCATGCGCTCGATGATAGGCGCAAAGAATTTAGAAAGCCCGTCCCACGCCGTGGATATGGCGTCCGTGACAGTCTGGGTAATGTCGCGCATGCCAAGAAAATTGTTTTCCCACGCCGTGCGCACGGCGGCCACGGCCAACACCAGCCCCGCAAAGGTCAGGATGACCGGCGCTACTGCCGCAATCAGCGCCGCGACAGCCGGAATCACGACCGCACCAATCGCAATGCCCGCCGCAATCAGCACATCCTCTAATTCAACGTTTTGTTCGATGAAGTCAGTGACGGGTCGAATCGCGTTCATGAACGCCGTTACCATATCGTTGATCTTGAGGGCCGCATCTACAATCGCGTCGGCCATCAGCGCGGTCTGCATATCCAAGCCAAACTCGGCTGTACTGAGGAGCTCGCCTTCTGTAGTGGCAGTTTTGAAGGCTTCGAGCATGGCAGGGAAGGCTTTCACCACCGCGCTAATGCCGGTGGCGATTCCCTCAAAAAAAGCGACGATTCCATCAGCGTGTTTGCTAATTAAATCGTTAATGGCTCTCCCAATGTCCGTAAGCGCTGGCAGAAACGCGCCCCCGATCTTGGTCTGAACAGCATCGATGGTGCCACCCAGAATCTCCATCACGCCCTTAAAATTGTCCATCCTGGTGGCGGCTTGTTCGGCTGCATCAATCTGCCCCATCTGAAGCTGCAGCGCTTCAAACTGGGTGACACCGCCCTCGATAACCCCGTTGACCTCCGCCTGGCTAACTCCCAGCGCGGCAGCGGCCTCCGCCGCGTTATCATAAATAACCACGCCGCTTTCCATCAATCCTAAGGCTGTTCGGCTGGCGTCTGAACCAAATATCGTTTCAAGCGTCACAGCTTTTTGTTCTTCGGTTAACGCGCCCATTGCATCCTGCAAGATAACCGCAATCTCGCCCATACTTCTCATGCTGCCATCGGCGCCATAGAAAGCGTTGCTGCCTTCGACCAAAGAACTTTGTAAGACCCTTATTTTGTCGTTCAACTCCGCCGATCGTTCGGCAAACTTCTTGCTAGTCGGATCAAGCCGTACAAGCTGATCTTGGTACTTCATAATCTTATCCTGGGTTTTTTCAAACTCCTCCTTGGTAAGCCCAGTAAATAAACCAAGTTCACGCATGGCATCCGTAGCAGGTTTAGTGCCTGGTGTCAATTGCTGCAAAAACATTTTGAAACTGGTTCCAGCATCAGAACCGGATGCAAACCTTGCGGATGTGGCCGCGATAGCCGTGTTAAAATCATCAAACTCTACACCCGTCCCAGCCGCAACGCCACCCGCTTGCGCCAACGCCAACGCATAGTCCTCAATAGTGAACTTGCTAACATTGGTGGTTGCCGTAATGCCGTTGACCGCCTTGTCCATGTTGGCGGCCTCGATGTTGAACAGTGCCATCACATCAGTCGCAATGTCAGCCGCTTGCCCAAAGTCTGCGCCGGTCGCGTTGGCCAAGAGAACGGTTGACTTTGCCGCCCCGTCCAAAATCTGCGCCATGCTCAAGCCATTGCGCGCCAGGTTTTCAATCGCATTGGCGGCTTCCGTCGCGTTGACCTTGAGTGTAGGATCAAGACCAAGGTTGAGGGCTAAATCATTCAATGGCTCGACGGCCGCTTTGGTCGTGTTGAGCACAGCGGCTATCTCGGACATCTGCGCTTCCAGGTCAGCCACCTTGCTGATTCCGCTCCCCACAAAGGCTGCAACCGCCGCAGTAGCCGCCGCCGCCGCCCCAACCAGCGCTACGCCCATGACCTGCGTTGCACCCAACACGGACTTGCCCATGTTGGCAAAATGTCCGCCAATGCCGGTTGCGGTTTTTTCGGTCGCACCACTGGCCTTATTCAGCCCCCCCTGATACGCCGCCAATCCTTCGTTAAAATCGCTGATGTCAAAAGCACCAGCTAACCCAATTTGTTCTACCATAATCTTTCAACAAAAAAGGGGTGAGGCATTGTTTCTCACCCCCTCAGCATCCCTTTAACGTTTCGTTTCGCCTCTTCCATCATGCGCTTGCGCTCTTGCAGCAGCTCTTCATAATCGCGCATGGCTGCTAATGTCCGCTCAAACGCTATCATTTCTGCCCTGCTTTCCTCCGGGTAACTGTCCCACCGATGAGGGGCAATGTGCCAGGCCTTCGCCGTCTCCAGTTCAGCAAAGCGCCTGGAGACATACCAGGGATTAGGCGTTTTCGCTTTGGGCAGTTCGCGTAGCGGCGTCCCGTCTGCTCCGTACCGTACCGCGAAAGCTGGCCGCAGCAGCAGCGATCATCTCCGTTCCTATGCCGGTGGCGGCCATGATACTGGAAATAACGCGCTCTACATCATCAGCGCCACCAAGGGCCTCGCTGTAAATGTAATGCAAGCGCCGCCCGATGGGGTCTTCTGGAATCTCAACCCCAAAGAAGCGCTGGACTTCCATCCACTCCCCATCGGGCGGTATATCAACCTCTACCCCTTGCAGAAAATAGAAATCTCTAAGTTTTTCCAGCACGTGATTTTGCTGCAAACGCCCAATGCGCTTGTATTCCGCCCAGGCCGCTTTGTTAGCTGCCGTTTCCTCCGGGTTGCCTTCTACTTCCAGTGTGGTTTCATCGTGTGGATTGGTTTCCGTATCACCCCCTGCCACGATGACGGTGTAAGTCGGGCGTTTGGCCTCGCCATACAAAGCAACGGCTTGCTTTTGCGCTGCCTGTTCTACCAACTGAACCTGTAGAGAAGGAAGCGCCTTGATGCGCAGGGTTTTCCCCCGGCTGGTTGTCAATTCGTTGTTTTCCATTGTCTGATCCTTTAATCCAAACAGGGTGCGCAGGCGGGATCAGGCGCCCCGCTACCCTGTCAGGAACAATGTGTTCACTACTGCGCCGGCTGCGCCTTGATAATGACGCCGGTTCCACTGTTGGCTTCCCCGACCATGAACGCGTTATTTTCATCTAGCACGGCAGCGGCATTTAGGCCGCTGTTGGTGGCTACGCTAAACAATTCCCACGTGTATCCGCCATTCAATGTGCGAAATAGCCTCCCCGCCGGCGCTGCCGTATCGTGCACCATGAAGCCAATGGTGGAGTTAATGAAACGAATCTGTTTGACCGCGCCGGCTCCATCTCCGCTAAAGCTACGCCGCGTCCAAGTGGCGCCCCCATCCTCTGTGTAGTAGAGTTTGCCATTATCGGTGCCAATCCACGCCTTTTGTGAACTGAGCGCAAAGACGGCGTTGATCCCGCCGCTGCTCCCCGGTGGCGTAGTGACGGCGGACCAGCTAAAACCACCGTCAATCGTGCGCAATACCGTGTCAGATGCACCCGCCGCAAAGCCGATCTTGTTATCCATGAAATGCACAGCACGCAGAGTGTTGGCTGTCGCAATGCCCGCCTCTTGGGTTGTCCAGGTTGCACCACCATCAGCAGATTTGTAGATGTAACCGCCATTGACCACCAGCCACATATTAAACGGATCGAGCGCAAAGAGCGCGTTGGCGTTCTGGGCGAATTGGGCATTGGTTGAGCCAACCAGAACGGTTGTCCACGACGTGCCGTTGTTGTCGCTGTACGCAACTTTAGCCGCCGCGCCAGCCTCCGTCGAACCCTTCGCCACCACCACGCGGTTGATGGTTGGCGACAAGGCAAAGGCCACCACGGAGAGAATGTGAATATCCGCCGCTAGCGGATCGGCCGCAGTGGCCGCCCAGGTTGCCCCGTAGTTGCTGCTGTAGAGCACATTGGCCGTCACGCCGGTGCCCGCATCAGCAACGATGTAGCCATGCTTCCCAGCTTTCTGGGCAGGCCCGGCTTCCGACGCGCCGCGTATGTCATCAATAAAGGCAATGTCGTTGAGCGCATTGGTTTCCGCAGTGGACACGCGGGTTGCTACCAGTTTGGTAACATCTGGCGCGGGAGGAAGTGCAGAGATAGCAAAGGTCTTCTGCGCCGATGTGTCCTCCTCACGCATCACCAAGTTGCTATGCCCACGGTCGCCTACAATAGCAACTGACAAGATCTTCATACGCGCATAGTTATCAAATTGATCGGCCCGCCCCGATTCACGCTGCACCAAATAAAAGCTGGCCGGGTTACCTTTGATCTGCTCCAGATACGATAATCTCTTACCGATCAAGGAAGTAACCGTCATCGTAATCGGGTCTGGTGGGGTGGTCGTATAGGAAATTGTACGCCAGCCATCACCGGTCGCATTGAAGCAACGTAGCAGCTCGTTAATACCGCCCCCCGGCTCCTCTGGCCCCTCCACGTCCACGCACCCCACGTAGACAAGTTCAGTGTTCGGCCCGTCCGGTTGCACAAACAGCGCCCCGTTGGAACTGTTTAACGCCTCAGCGTTTCCGCTTGCCATAATTACGCTCCTTTTTGCACCGCTCGTGCATTACTCAACAAATTACTCAACAACACGCTGGCCGCCTCATTGATGGCGCTTTGCGCCTCGCGTGGATTTGCCAACAACTCCTCAATTGTCCAGATGTTTCGTTTCCGCAAAAGATTAGCAATTGCTTCTGGCTCAACGATTGCCGTGATCAATTCGGCCCAATTTGCGCCATACGGCAAACCGCGCTCTGGATATTCGCATTGCCCCTGCGTGACATCAGCAGAGGGAACAAGCGAACGAAGATACCGCCCATCGTCCACCCATTCAATCAGGCTAAGTTCGCCCTCAGTTTGTATCGCATTAACATTCACTTTTTGTCGTTTCCTCTGCCTGGTCATGCTGGATGCCCCGACACTTTAGCCGCCACGCCCATTGCCTTTTTCATACGTTGCTTAAAGGGTGATTGCCATTTCTTCTGCATGGCGCTGGCAAATTCTCTGCCCTTTGTGCCCGGGTGTTTTACACCACGACTAAACATGATTGTACCCGATGCGCCCCCGGCGTTAGACCCGATGACGCCAGGTTGAGTCTTTGCCGTGTAGTGACCCTGAAAGCGCAGAAAACGCCGCCGTTTTGGTTTAATCAGGTGTGCGCGGGTGCCATCGTTGACATAGCGGTAAATCTCATCATTTGTCGCTACCTGAAAAGCCGTCCGGTCTTTGTCTTGTTGAAACTGGTTAATAAATTCTGGTTTGTGCGTCCAGGTTCGGATCGTGCTATCAAAGTCATCTTCAATTTCACCAGCAATGGTATGCATTTCATCAACGAGTGCATCCAAAATCGCTTTGGTTTTGAGTGGCTTGGGCAGAATTGCCTGCCATTTGACTTGTTTCGTCAAATCAACCCAACCCGCCCTTGAGTAGCGCCGCACCTTTTGCCCACTGGTACGCAAAGTACGCACCCTCGCTTGTGCCAAATGGCGCCTGTAGCCGCGCCTGGCTTAGAATCTCTGGCACTTGCCGGTCACGCCTCCAAAGCTCCTTTACCGTTGCACAAGAACACGGCTCCTCTGGCATAAGGCTATGTGCCAAGCGCACCAATACCTGCTCCATACTGGCCGACAACGCGCGCACCCCCGCCTGATAATTGAGCCGCAAGGTTTGCCAGCCATCGCAACAAAGCGTAGTGCGCCGTGCCCATGTGCTGTTGGCGTAGGTGGCCGGATAAATCTCGACAATGCCAAGCCTGGCTTGGTTCACCACCATACACGCCGCATCGCTGTACTGTGTGCAGCCTTGTGACGAACAGCCCGCGCTGCACGGATGGTTGCGCACCAACTGCGCATTAGTGGATGGATCGCTGTAAACCCGCTTCACGTCTACTGACGTAACAAAGTTGCCGACTGTCCCCTTCTCAATCCCTACATTTTGTGTAATCGCCCCAAACAATTCCGGCTTGACCAATCGGCAACGTGGAATCTCAATGGTCAAATTCCCGCTAACATAAGTCAATTTTGACGGCGTAATCAATCGGTCGCTACCGGCATAGTAAATCCGCACCTCATCTGTGCTGCTAATGGTGACGGCCAGCGGCCCGACCACCGCCGTGCTCGCGTCATTGTAGTTAATGGCAGCGTTTGCTTGCAGGGCGCTTACCACCTGTACGCCAGCCGCCTGCACCATACCCCAGCGCGTGACAAAGGGGTTTCTATTCTGAATGGGCTGCTCATCATAAAAGCGGCCATCCGTTGTCAATGTGCCGATAATCCAGGTCAGCATCAACGGATACTGAATAAAATCCTCTAGCATCTGCTGTGCCAGCCTCAGCGCCTCGGCGATTGCCCTGCGCTGGCTCTCCGTCCAAAACGTAGCGCACAGATTAGCCTCTTGTCCATCGTAACGCACTCCCCAAAAAGCACACTCGTCATAGCCGATGATCTGCGCGTAACGGGAGAGGGTGAGCGCAGTTGCCGGCAAAGCCTGCGCAATGGCGCCAGATAGAACGCCACTGGTTACCGGTGTGCCGGTTCCACCGCCTGAAGTGGCCATTAACTCACCACCTCGGTATCTGGGTCACTAAACGTAAATCCAGCTTTCTGGCGAAAAACGTAATACGTCCCCCCATCTAGCCGTGGTTTCAAACCAACTCCATCCCTAGCCACGCCCAGCGCATCCGTCACCCCTGCCCAAATAGCATTCAACCCGCCACTGTCTGTACAAAACCAAACCGTTACCCCGTCAATCGGGAAGCCTGTGCTAATGTTGGTCACGGTATAGGTGAATTCAATCGCTAGAGCTGTGCGCTGCTCAACCACATACTCCAGGTTTTGCTGGACAATGCCGCCGCCCGTCACCTTGACCGCCACCGGCCCCACCGTATCAGCCTCGCCCGCCGTGGACAGGTACGAATACCATCCGCTGCCCACTTCGGCTTTGGTTCCGGCGCTGCCCGCAAAGGCCGCGCCATTTTTGGAGAGCTGCAACGTAAAGCTGCTGCCCAAGCCAGTCACCTCGTTGCCGTTGCTTTCCACCAAGACAAAGAGAATCTTGTTCTGTTGACTGCGTACCCAAGCGCCGGCTGAAAGCATGTTTACCCTGAGCTTGTTGAAGGGTTATGACCCTGACGTGAATGTCACGGTATATTGCGCGGAAATCGAATCGGCGGTGTTTACGTTAACCACACTGAACACCGAACGGTCAAACAGCGTACCGCCGCCCGTGGCGGACTGACTGAACAGGCCATGCTCGGTGATTGCACCCGCGCCGTCAAACGTAAGCGTGCCCGTGCTGCGAAGCTGGTTAACTGCTGGTTCTGACTGCGTACCCGTAGCGCGTGTGTTGTTCGGATTGAGAATAGTTGTGCTCTCCGTCTGCAGCGCCGTATCTCCCACCGCTTCCGCATTGGTGCCAGTGCCCACGCCATGATATTGCATGGATTCTAGCTCAACCGTGTTTTGCCAGGCGTCCACGATAAAAGCCACACCCGCATCGGTAATAACCCTGCGACTCACTACACCATACTCAATAATCTCCCCGTTGGCTTTGCGCAGGGTAAGCTCAAGCTCAGAGATGAGCACGGGCAAACCGGTCATTTTGCTAAAAGCACGCGCCAGCTTGGTAGCGAACCAGCCCCAGAGAAATCCCCAACGCAACGTGTTGCGAATCTTCCAGGCCAAAGGCGCCGTTTTTTGATTAGAATGTTTGGTGATTACCAAGTCGCTATTGGTTCCTATTCTGCCAATCATATTCACCTCGTCTTCTTAAACATGGCACGATACATGCCCTTAAATTTTGCGACACCCAAGCCGGCTGCCACACCAATCTGCACGAATAACCCACCGGTCAGGCTAACCGTCCCTGAGAAAACCTTGATGATTGCCCTGGTTACTACCCCCGTTGGCGTCAGACCGCCAATTAATGTTTTGAATGTTGTTTTGGCAAGTGTCCCAACAGGCGTCACGCTGCCAGCCAGGGTCAAGAGAAATGACTTGACAATTGTCGGTACGCCACTTGGCGTTATCGCACCTGCCAGAACCTTGATAGTTGTTCGTGTCAACGTTCCAACTGGCAAAATTGCACCACTCACGACTTTGGCAATCCCCCTGGCCAGGTTCCCTATCGGTGTTAAAGTTCCTGCCAGCGCCTTCGTGGTTGTCCTGGTCAAAACGCCACTTGGCGTCAGGCTGCCCGCCAGAGTTAGCAGAAATGACTTTACTGTTGTCAACGCGCCGCTTGGCGTTAGGGCGCCAGTCAACACCTTGCCGATGTTGCGAACAAGCTCTCCAACCGGCGTCAGGCTTCCGGCAAACGCCTTTGTTGTTGTGCGGATCATCGTTCCGCTCGGTGTCAGGCTTCCGGCCAGCACGATCAGAAATGACTTGATGGTCGTCAACGCGCCGCTTGGCGTTAGACTGCCAGTCAACACCTTGCCGATGTTGCGAACAAGCCCACCCGTTGCGCCCAGCGTACCAGTCAATGTCTTGCCGATGTTGCGGACAAGCTCACCAACCGGCGTCAATGCCCCTGTTAATGTTTTAGTCGTTGAACGTACTAATCCCCCGCTTGGCGCAAGCACGCCGGCGAGCGTCAGGAAAAATACCCTAATCACCGTCAACGTTCCGCTTGGTGTCAGGCTGCCCGCCAGCGCCTTAAGGGTAGCTCTGGCTAAGTCGCCTATCGGCGCCAGACTGCCAGCCAATGCTTTGAGTGTGGTTCTTGTCAACGTTCCGCTAGGTGTCAGGTTGCCGGTCAGCGTCTTGAGTGTCGCCAGAATGACAATCGATGATGGCGTCAACGCCCCCGCAAAAACCTTCGTTGATGCTCTGACCAATACACCGCCAGGCGTCAGACCTCCTGCAAAAACTTTTATGGACGACCTAATCAAAACGCCCGCTGGAATCAAACCTCCAGCCAATATTTTTGTTGGCACTCTCGTGATCGTTCCGGCCGGTGCAATCGTTCCACCTAGCGTGAGTGGGTAGTTTGTTCCACCGCCCGCCACAATTGAGTTAACCCGAATCGGAGCGCCCCAGGTCACCGGTGGCCCATCCACCGTCGCCAGTGTCCCCGCCGTCGTCCAGTTGCGTCCATTCCCGCTGTAGTCCAGCGTATCCGACGTTCCCCACAAATGGGAAAATAGATGTAGATTGGCGTAGCGCACTGGCTGAATACGATGACGCTCCAGCTCAAGCTCGGCGGAGGTCAACGCCGCGTCCCACACCTTGATACCTGCCATGCGAATTTTGCAGTATTCCGCATAGCTGTCGTTACCCAGCACCATCCAGGCAGTGCTAAAACTTTGGCCGGTAGCCTGCGCTGTGACGAATGCCGCATCCGTTAGCCCCGCCCAGTATCCTTTGAAATCAGATGCGCCGGTTCCCGCGTTGGAAAGCGCCCAAAAAAACCACGTATTGACCGCCGGCCTACTGGCAAACGCCGCCGCCCCCGTAATGGCGGTGATCTCCATCGTGCCGTTGTTATCGCCAATCAGCATCCAGTTGCCAGAGGCGGAGACAGCATTTTCTATGCCGGCAAAATATTGAAAACTCGCCTCATACACATCCCAGTAGGCCCAGCCCGCCATCGTGAAAGCGGTCGAGCTTGGTAGAGATGATTGGCGATTTAGATTATCTCCTGAAGCATCAAATTGAACCGCCATCAGTTTCCTATGTATCGCTATAACTGATAATGGCCGCCGTTAGGATCGCGTCGTTCGCCATGTCATCCGTAGCGTTCGTGCTATTGGCATCTCTGGCAATCCGCAACCAAACGTCATCCAGAACGGCAAAACTGTCCAGGTTGCTTAGTGTAATCGTACAGCGATGCAGGCGTTTGCCCGTGGTGCCCAGGTGTGTGTCTTGGACAAAGTTAAGCGTGCCCAGCGCCTTCGTCTCGACACTCCCGCTGTCTGTGTTTGGCGTGATACTGGCAATCTGTACCTCCCACACGACATTGCCGGATGTCGCATTAGAGGCATACCATTCGATGTCAACCGACCAGTTGCCAGAGCCATAATCGGACAAATCAGGCAAATGCCAAAAGGCGGCCTCATCCGTCGCGGCATCGTAATACAGCCCCATGACTGGAAAGCTGGTGCCGTTGGCTTTACCCAGCGAGGGAAAAGCCGACGCTAAAAATTGAGCGCTTTCGGGCAAAAGACGAACAGGATAGACGGTTGCCATGAATCAGCCTTATGTCCACATCTCCACAAAGGTCAGCGTGCCAATCCCGAAGGATGGCGGCTGACCACTCGTCACCGTCAACGGCACCACTTTGGCAATGCGCCCCGACCCATTCGTCGAGAAGTTAACCGCCGCCCCGCCGCTCGTGGTAGATACCTGATAGGTGTCACCGCTTACGCCAACAACGTAATAGAGCGTGCCTTGTGTAATACCGGTGGGCAGCGCATCATTGGGTAGATCTAACAAAACCACCCGATCCGTGTTGACAAAGGTGTGGCCGGGGCTGGTGAAAATGTCTGTACTGGCAATGCCGGTGAAAACGCGATAGGTGGAGGCCAAATAGCCCTTGCGCACCACATTTCCACCGCTTAACGCATCATAGATACCCACCCCGATAATGTCGCCCCAAGAGCCGGTTGGCGTTGGGAAAACAATTGTCGCCGTGTTAGAAATGCTTCCGCCTGATGCGGCGTTGCCAAAATTTGAGGAACCAATGGCGATGCGACCATAGGCGTTGCCACTTGGCTCAGTAGGTGTCTCTACGTTGGTGAGCAGCCCTAGGTAAGGCGTCAGCGCGCTGGGAATCGTGCCGCGTACATTGTAATTGAGTAGTTTGTCCGCTTGCGTTACGCTTTTGCTCATCTGTCTGCCTTACTTCGACCTTGTTCAGTAATCATACTTTGTAACCAAGATTGCCCACCGGCTACCGCCAACACCATCACTAGCCACTCTGGTAAAAACCAGACCAGCGCTGCAGCGTATATGCCTGTGCAGTAAGGGCAGCCCAATAAGCGGCCTAACTGCGTGGCTTGTCTCCCGTTACTCGCGTAGTCATAGACTCCGGCCCATACACGCAGTTTGGCAAAAACATCGAACGGCCCATCATCAAACACGATCAACCGCGTCAACCGGTAGCAGGCCAGCACCCGACTAAAAAACTTCAAGGCTGCCATATTCTGCAAACTGCGCCTGATCGCCCTCGACGATTGCCAGAAACCAAGCCACATCCCGCTGTTCGACATACTTCACGCGGTCACGGTCGTTGTTGCCAAAAACATAGACCCGGCCACTGGGCGCCCCGTTCCATTGCATAGATCCCACGTTGCTACCCAGGAAGCGAACAAGCGTCATGCCCTCAGAGGCTACTGCGGAAAGGGGTAGGGCTGGCGCCTGCGGTGGCTCTGGTATAGCTACATTGCGATTCCCCCCACAACAGCCCATTAGCCAACCCCCTTTTTGCTGCGCCTCACCGGCGGCTCGGCAATGCCCGCCGGCAGTGTCTCTTCTGGCACTATGCGGAACGCAACCTGACCGCCTTCACGAAGATTGAGAAAATTGGTCACATCCGCAGCGTTTACCCAGTTGCGCCGGTGGGAGCCACCAAAAACGTACATCGTCCCGCTGGCGGCCCCCACCCATTGCATATCTCCGGCGTTACCGCCGACATACTCCAATTGCACCATTGATGCACCCACCGCTATCACTGGTAATTCATGACAACAAGCCATAGTCTGATCCCTTCAAGGCAGGCATCCTATGCTTGCTCCAATCAGGTTGCCGAGGCGAACGTCTTCTGTGGGAAAGCCAAACTTGTCGGATCCATGGCCACCGGCTGTCCAACCTGGCTGATTGCAATATTTTGAATACGCGCGTTGGCCCACGGCGCCCAACTGAGAAGGCGCGGGCGCATCTCGACATTCAACTCGACACAGGTATTGTCTCCGTTATCCCAGGAGAGGAAACGCCCGCCATCCAATACGTTGAACTGGTTGTAGGTCGCCAAGTCCGCCACACTGGCGAAGTCCAGCCCTTCAATTTCCATCAGCCGCACGTTGCCCGCCATACCCGATAGATAATAAACCTCTCCCTTCACGGGGATACTCGCGTAAATGCTGGTAGATGCGTCGGGGCTGGTCGGTGTGCCGCTCACCGTGTAGGTAAACACAGTCGCACTGATGACCGTCACCGTGGCGGTAATGTTGTACTCGGCGCCAGTTGCCCCGCTAATGGTCACGCTGTCACCGGTGGTCAACCCGTGCGCTTGCACCGTGGTCGCCGTGGCGGTTGTGCTGGAGCGGGTAAGGCTGGCCAGCTTGACGCGCCCGCCACTCTGCATTGCCCAGTCATACCCCATGATCGGGATCACGTCACCGTCCAGGGTGATCTGACCAAAACCATACGGTCCACCATTCAATGCAGTGCGGAACGTGCGCGCTTCGTAGGTGTTGAGATTTGTCTCATTGTACTGGCGACCAGGGCAGACGCTCCAACAGGTGTAGGCGTCCAACACTGTACGCGCCATAAAGCTGGGCATGAGCAGGATTTCGTCCCCGACGCGGCGTTGCTGCGCGGCGAGTTGCGGGCTCATCATCTTGCGCGTTCGGATGGTCTGGTGTGTCCAGAGCAACACGTCGATTAGCGAGTAGGTGCTGGCCACCGCTCCACCATTTAGCGTAATGCCACTACCACCAGCTAACGGGTTGTTGTTCCAATTAAAAACCAAACTATCCATCATTTCACACAGGCTGGCGTCGGCATTGGTGTAGCCGGTCTTGACCAGGCGCTGCAGGCCGTCAAACTGGCCGGGCGTGGACGCGTTGCCGTTGACCAACATCAGACGAAAGTCGTTCAATAACACGGACATGGCGAGATTCATATCCCACTCGCGCACGTCCATAATTTGGCTGCCATCCACCCGGTAGCGTGGCTCGTTGGCGCAGCGGCGCGAAAAGTTCTTGGTCAAGTCGCGCACAGGTGCAGCACGACGCAGACGCGCAAAGTCAGACAAGGTAAAGTCGCACTTGCCCCAGTCCACTCCGTTCGCGTCAGCGCACGGATCCGCCAGCCAGCCAGCCGTTGCCGAGCCGCTGCTAAAGCTAGGCCGCGTCCATGCGATAAAGCCACGTTTGACGATTTCTTCCGTGGTTAAGCGAAAGCCCAGCCAGTCGATAAAACGATCAACGCCCTGATAACTGAGACTGATCAAGTCTTGATTGGTGCAAATATCGAATAGCCCAAAGTGGCCCACCGGCGCCTTAAGACCACCAACACTCAGGCGCTGTTTGAATTGTGACATAATTACTATTTCCCTCCCCGGTGCAGACCGGACAGAACGCGGCTGGCTTGGCCCGCCAAATCGAACTCTTGTTCCTCATCGGTTGGAGAGTCTGTCGAACCAACCGGTTGCGCCTGGCGACTTTGGCTTTGGCGGAAGCTCAGTGCGACTTTTTTAACAGGCAAATCGCCAAGCCATTCCTTCTTCTTTTCGCCTTCATCGCGGCTAATAGCTGCCATGCGCTGCTGCAACTCGGCTACGCTTTTGGTGAGCGCATCGACTGAGCGCTGCGTGTCCGCCGCGCCAGTGACCAGTGTTTCTACCTGGCCATTGATTTGGGCCAAGTCGTGTTTGGTCGCGATAATCTCGGCGATGCGGTTGGCCAGCGCTTCTACCGTATCCTCATCAAGCTCAATGGTGGGGATAAGCGTAGCACCCTGTTCGCCCTCGCGGCTGATCATGCCTTCGGCGGCTCGGTCAACGCCATCTAACTGCGCCAAGAACTGGTTAAGGTTTTCATCGCCGCCCAGCAGCTCGCGCAACGCCGCCTTTTTCTTCTCGTCTAATTCCCGTTTCATGTTTTCTCCTCCCAGGGTCAGGGAGGTGAACCAGGCCGCCGCTGAATCCTCTGGCAAAATGCTAATGCGTGTGTTGATTCCATCGCGATATACTTCAATATCCAATTCACCGGCCCGGATTACTTCAGGCGAGCGTAGAGGATAGTATTCGATACTACATCCCCAGTGCTCTGGGTTTTCCCGATACCGCGTCAGAAAAGCTTGAGTTAACGGGTTGCTACCATCCAGCTCACCAGCGGCAATATAGGTCACGCCACTGCGCGCCAGCATGGTGACTTCGCCAAACTCAAACAGCGGATGGAGCGCGCCCAGATGATAAAAGTCGATGCGTGGGTAATCGCCCAGTTCTTCAGCATGGTCAATCATGTTGTCATAGAGGGTTGTACTATCAATCTCGCCTACACGGTTGACCACGGCCGTACCCGCCGCCATCACGATCTGCACGTTGCCGTTGGGTAGTTCGCGCAGGGTGATGCTTGACCGGCTGACCGGTGCATAGTTGATCGCTACCTCTTCCAGAGCGCCTAGCGTCACATCTGTACCGTTGATAGTCACAGAAGCGCGGTACGTGCGTCCCTCGCGTTGAAAGATGGCATATAGCTGGCCGGCATCGTCGATAAACAGATCCGACATCCAGCCATGGTCCGTCACCTGCATTACTTGCCAAACCTGCTCCATCAACGCGTTCAGGGTGAGCGAGCGCCTGGCCGGGACGCTCACGCCTTTGACCTCGGCTTGCATGACGCTGGCAATCGCCGACGAAACGGCGCTGATGATTCTCTCGGTAAGATTCATGGCATTCTCTGAACTAAATAAAAAATCCGCTACGTTTAGCGTAGCCGGTTTACGGATTGCGCGTAATGGAGATTTCGGAGGTTTATTCCGCCGTTTCGGAGATCTTTTTACTCAAGCGTGGCAGGGAAGCGCAGAACCAGCTTGACAACAGCTCGGTTGACCGTCTGGCAGCCAAGCTTATCGCGGATATTATTGATGTGGTCACGCGCCGTTCGCTCTGTGACGCAAAGCCGCTTGGAAATCTCGGCGGTGGTCAATCCCTGCGCCATGAGTATGGCAACATCCTGTTCGCGTGGAGTTAATCGAAATTCGATCATCGAAATTTCAGGTAACATTGGCAATTAGACATGCACTGCGTGGCGCCGGCGCCCGGCGTAGTCAGCAACTCCTCAATGGGCATCCAACCGAGCGCGGCCAGAGCATTGCAATCCGGGCAATGCTCAACATCCGCCTCCATCCAACGCACTTCCGTGCGACCGGCGGCTTGGGCGGCCAACTTGTGGCCCAGACCGTAGGCGACCTTTGTTGCCGCCATGTACATCGCTGCTCTTGCTGCAATCATGGCGCCGGATAGTTCGCCGGCTTCTATTTCGGCGGCAAAGTTGGCTAGATAGCCATATTGCCCATTGATAGCATCCCCCAGCAGCGCCCAATCCTCCGTCCCCATCTGCGCCAGCCCACCCCGACCC